CTTTATATGATGTCTCTCGTATTGTTCTAAAACCAGGATTTGAAGAAACTACTGGTCAACTTGTAATTGCATTTGATTATTTTGAACATTCTCAAGGTGACTTCTGCACTATTGATAGCTACTTACATGAAGCAGGTGTTGGTGAAGATGAAATTCCTACGTTCAATTCTTCTGTGTTGGGTATTACCGAACTCAAGAATGTTATTGACTTCAGACCTAAGGTAGATACCACTGCTATCATTCCTGGTTTCCTTGATACTGCAACTCTAGAAAGAACTGAAGGATCTTTTGCTGGTGCTGGTGCAGTTATTTCAAGTAGTCCTGCTCCTGATCTAAATCTAGAATATACATTCTCCTTTAGTCAAAAGCAATATCTTGATCGTATTGATGGTATCTTCTTAGATAGAAAAGGAAACTTTGTTATTAAAGAAGGCAATTCTTCTCTCAATCCATCCAAACCAGATCCTATCGAGGATGCTGTTCCTCTCTTCTATGCATATATTCCTGCATTTACCAAGACAAGCAAGGATGTAAGACTTACTCCAGTCGATAACCGTCGTTACACTATGCGTGACATCGGTAAATTAGAGAAGCGTATTGAGCGTCTTGAGTATTATACTACTCTTAGCATTCTAGAGCAACAAGCTCTTAACATGCAAGTTAAAGATGAAATTGGACTCGACAGATTTAAGTCTGGATTCTTTGTTGATAACTTTGAGGCACATAAAGTTGGTAACCTTACATCAGCAGATTATCGTTGTGCTGTTGATCCTCAACAGTCTGTATTACGTCCACAATCTAAAGAAGATTCTATTAATCTACTAGAAGTTAATACTAGAGAAGATCAAAGATCTGTTTCTGGATATCAAAAAACTGGAAATATGGTAACTCTACCATATTCACCTCTACGTTTATTAGGTAATGATTTTGCATCTGGAACGTTAAACCCAAATCCATTTGTTGTTCTGCAGTATGTTGGTGATAGTGAACTATCACCTTCTATTGATCAATGGTATGATCAGAGTGAGGAACCAGTTGTTGTAGATACAAATACTGATTTGTTCAATATCTTCTTAGCAAAAGAAAATGTAAAAGAAAGTCTATCTAGTTTACATAATTCTTTTGTTATTAACTGGGTAGGTGCATCCTCTTCATTTACTACAATCAATTCACTTGGAGAAGTCAATTCTCAGATCGCAGCAACTTCTGTTGCATCTGCATCTGTAGGTAGTTCTTCTAACATCAGTCCACAAAATAACGAGGTTGGTAAGGGCGTCCAAACTAAGAGCATTGGTGATAACGTAGTTTCTACATCTCTAGCTTTCTTTACAAGAAGTGTTCCTGTTAAGTTTAAAGTTGGTAGAATGAAACCAAATACTAGAATTTATGTTTACTTAGAAGGTAGAGATATTTCTAGATGGGTTAATCCAGATTTGAGATATACGGGTATTGCTGGTAACTCTTTATCTGCATTTAATGGTGCTATTACCACGGATGAGTATGGTAATGCATCTGGTTTAATTATTTTACCTGCTGGAAAACCACCAGAGCAAAATGCAACATGGACTGGAGATATTGATACTGTATCATATGATTCTTCGGGTGAAGAACTAAACTTTACTTCTGGAATTCTAACTTTCAGATTTACTTCTAGTGCAACTAACGAAGCAAAACTTGGTGTAGATTCTTACACTGAAGTCAAGTATTATGCAACTGGTATTCTTCCAGAGAATCCTTCCAGTATTGTATCTACAAAACCATCCACATTCAAGTCTAATGAGGGTGTTCAGTTTATTGAAAGTAATACTGATAATCCTATTAGACCTAATCCTCTTGCTCAAACTTTTAAAGTTGAAAATCTTGAAGGTGGTTGCTTTATTACTGGTCTTGATCTCTACTTCAATAAAAAGAGCACTAACATTCCAGTTAAAACATATATCACCAATGTAGATGCAGAAAAACCTGCTAAGAATATTGTTCCTGGATCTGAGAAGACACTATCGCCAAATACTTTCCTTAAGTGTTTTGCTAGTGGCAATATGTCAATTAACAAAGGGGAGAGTGTAACTGGTGCATCTTCTTCTGCTTCTGGTCCTATTCTTAAAGTCTTTGATAAGAATAATGTAGAACTAGTAGCTACTGCATCTGGCAGATACAGTCTTACTAATGAGCAAGTTTATACCGTTGTTCTTAGCAACCATAATGGCAAATCTTTCATTCCTAATGAAGATCTAATTATTCCTTCTGTGACTCTTTCCAATGCAACTAATGGTACAGATTTTGTTCTTGCTGTTGCAAAGGATAGCGGCAAATTGTCTGATATCAGAATTACAAATCCTGGTTTAAATTATGATAGTGCAATTCTAACTATTGAGAGTCCACAACTTCCTGGCGGTTCTACTGCAACTGCAAGAATTGAAGTATCTGGTGGAAAGATCTATAACGCTGAAATTTCTCTATCTGGATTTGGATATACAGAAGCACCTTCTGTTGTTGTAAAAGGCGTTGGTAATGGTGCTGGTGGTTGTGAAGTTCAAACCTTTATTGAAATTGACACACCTGCAGTTAGAATGGGAGTAGCTACTGACCAAACAGGAGTAACTCAATCTACTACACCTACACACTTTGCATTTGATTATCCTGTATATCTACAGAACGATACCGAGTATGCACTTGTAGTTGAAACTGATTCAATTGATTATCAATTGTGGTCTTCTAAGTTAGGGGAAACCGACATTGCTACAAGTACGGTTATCACAACTCAACCATCTCTAGGTTCGGTATACCGTTCCCAGAATACCGAAAGTTGGACTGAAGATATCTTTGAGGATCTTAAGTTCACTATGTATCGTGCTGAGTTTAATACCACAAGACCAGCAGAACTTCTAGTTAAGAATAGTAGTCTTGGATATGAACTTCTTGATGCAAATCCATTTGAGACTAATGCAAGTGCTAATACTAATTCTACCTCTAAACTATTCAAAAATAATAATTCCATTCTCAAAGTAAATCACAGAGATCATGGATTTGAAGATGGTGGAAATTCTTATGTATTCTATAGAACTGCATTAGAAACAGGTGGTATTACATCTTCTATCTTAAATAGCACTCTGTTCCAAGTAACCAACTCTGGTATTGATTCATATAACATCACATCTAGCTCTCAGGCAGCAGGAAATGCTACTGGTGGTGGAACAGTTGTATATGCATCTAATAATAGAAAGTATGAAACTCTATATCCACAAGTTTCTTATCTATCATTCACTGGTACTACTCTAAGCACAGAAGTTAAGACAACCAATGTTGTTCCTGTAGATTCTAGCACTACAAATTATACTTCTTATTCTCAGACAGAATATGAAAAAACCTTCTTGAATGAACCACATTACTTCACTAATCAAAAGTTTATTGCTTCCAACATCAATGAAACTCTAAACAATCTATCTCATTCACTTACATACAAGATGACTTTACAGTCTACTGTATCTCATTTGAGTCCAATTATTGATCTCTCTAGTGCTACAGTTAAAACTGTAACAAATAGAATTGAAAGTGCTACTGGACAAGAAGATAGATTTGGTAGAAGAGATCAAATTATTGAATTCTATCCTGTTTATCAGTTTAATCTTGCTGGTAACGGTGGAACTGATCTACAAGCAGATCAAACAATTAAAGGTCTCACCACAAAAACAACTGGTACTATCGCAAGAGTTGATGGTCAAGTTGTTTATGTAAGAGTCAAAACATCTCAGTTCTTCCAAGAAGGAGAAACAGTAACTCTTGGAAATCAGTTAGGTCTTTCTAATGTAACTGTAGATTCCAGTCCATCTCAAGTTCTCTTCAACATTGAAGACGCTGCAACTATTGTAGCACGTAATCCAAATATTATGCTTGAAACTTATGACAATATCATTACTGGTAAAGCAACTATTTGGAACAGTCAAACACAGAAACTAACTCTAAGAGTTGATGTCAATCCTATCAATGATAACTTCACTGATAGAATTATCGATAATGTTCTATACAATAGAAATGCTGTTACTACAGATCAGATTGCTGATATCTTCCGTGTAGGAGATTTTGTTAAGTATCCTAATCAACCAGATGATGAAAAAGCATATCTAGAAGTTGGTAAAGTAACTTACACTAATGGTCTAGACTTCGTTGCTGAAGATACATCTAAGAATGGATCTTCTGTTGCTAAGTATGTAACTAAAGAAGTTGCTATTACAAATCCAGCTACTGCAATTGATGTACATCTACTTGCAAATGTCAAGGATATTTCTAACCTAGAAGTATTCTACAAGTTCAAGAAAGCATCTAGTCAAGAAAACTTTGACGATATTGATTGG